TGACCCAACAGAAAATTCAACTTCAACTTTAGAATCCTTCTCATTTGTAGCATTGATTAATTGGGGTTTATTAATCTTACGGAACGGCTTTCCAAATAAACTAAAGGTAAGAGCATCCAATACAGTACTCTTTCCTGCTCCATTAGTTCCTATAATCAGAGTGGTTGATTCCTGATCTAAATCTAATTCAATATACTGGTTGCCAGTACTTAAAAAGTTCTTCCATTTAATTTTCTTAAATATTATCATTATTTTCAATATGTGGAGGAATTACAACGTCATTTGGTGTGATTATCACATACTTATAGTCATGTACTTCACAAGTCTTTATCATTATTTCATCTTCAACTTCAATTACATGCATTTCAGGACTTCCACTATCCTCTAACATCATAGCAAATCTAATTGCATCATCCTCATTCTCAAACAAATAAAGAATATTTTCTCCCTCATCATCTGAGACAGAATATGCACCTTCATTTTCTTTTCCAGCAATAGTTAAAATATACATATCAAATCATTTCACATGCTTCTTGATATATTTCTTGCATCATTTTCTGAATAATAGATTTATCAAGATTTACATCTGCCTCCTCAATATATCTATTAAGAATAGACATCGTATCTTCAGACTCAACTTCATCATCAATATCATCCCATCCATTAAAATTAAAATTCTCAACAATCTTAAGATCATTAACTCCGGATGCATAAAGTTTATCAATAAACTTTTCAAACTGTTGAATGTCTGATTTAGTACGGACAATTACCTTAACAATTTTATTTTCATATGATCGTGCATCAAAAAGTTGATAATCAATATCATCATAAAATATTTTATAGAAAAGACGATAAGGATTATTAACTGGAGTAAATTCTAAAGTATCTGTATCAAAGATATGAAATCCCCTATTAACATCACCAGCATCATTCCAAAACATCTCATAAGGATTCCCTAAGTAATGTATTGAACCTTGAGTAGAACGAATATGAAAATGTCCTGAGAAAGTAAGTTTAAACTTTTCAAATATATCACAATCCATACCATGCTCTTGAACATGTCCTTGAGTAGCATGAAACCCATTAAGATCTAAATGTCCCATACAAACAGGAGCATTTGATTTATTAATCATTCCTATACTCTTTTTTTCATTCTCAGGGTTAATCCAAGGAACAAAAAGAACATTCAAATTATCTATTTTTACTTCTGTCGTTTCTGAATAAGTCTTTACATTATCATACTCACGAAGTAAAAGATCAACTGCATTTACTTGATTGGTATTCTTATAATAAGCAGTATGATTTCCTACAATAGTATGAATAGTATAATCCTTTAACTTATCATAATAGTTATTTTTAGCCCATGATAATGCTGAAAAATCAATACCCTTGCGACTATCAAAGGTATCACCCATATCAATAATCGTAGTAATTCCTTCCTTCTCTAATGTAGGAAAGAAAATATTATTATAGAACTTCAAAAAATAATCATGAAAGAGTTTTGAATTCTTTCTACATCCAAAGTGCTGATCAGTTATTATAGCAACTTTCATTAATTACGAAGCTTGCTGTGAACATTATCTTTAATCTGATTATACTCTGAATAGTTGTCCCCGTCAATAGTGTTGTTATCATCAAACACTTCACTATAACCTGACCTTTCAATAATCTTATTCTTAATCTCTAACTGACGTTTTTCTCTTTGTATTCTGCGGAGAAATGCATAATGTATAATCTGCGTAAAGTAAGCAAAAGGATTTTGGGATTTCTCAGGATTAAAATTATGTATGTACTGAACGCAATTTTCGATTCCATCAGAGATCATGTCCTCCTTGAACATGTAGTTAACAAAGTTTGGTTTAAAAGAAAGATGGTTAGCAATCTTTAAAAAACAATCCCCAATATAGCGCGGTATGATTGGTTTAGGCAACCCTTTAATCTCAGCAATCTCTCTATCTTCTTTATATCTAATTAAAGCAGCTAAGAACTCCTTATTATTAACATAATGTTCTGATCTCTTCCTTTTAGCCATGGGTCTGTTTAACATAACTATATTCTCACCATATGTAGGTATTTTAACACCTAACCAAGGACTTGACAAGTTTTAAATATCGAGTAGAATACCTTTGTGGAGGTTGATGAGATTGGCTTAGCTTAGCTACTTTTAAAGATCTTCTCTAGAGATTCTTTAGTGTCAGTTACACTACCAAGATATCCCATCCTTCTATTAATTTTAGATCTATTTGAATGGTCTTTATTAGATTGTTTAACATAGTCTTCATACATCATTATCATTTCCATATCTTTAGATTCAGAAAGAGTAAGGATATCATTCATATTAATAATAAACATATCTTCACTAGTAGTCTTTAACCAGGGTTCTACCTTATATCCTACTATACCTTTTCTTCCTTTAATTTCACCTATAGTAATTGGACTATGGACCAATAACATAGTTCTATTTTCTTCTTCAGATGCAGCTACTCTAGCGAATATCTCTTCACCAGATTTAAATTTTATTGTTGAGTAAAAATCATCTTCTATTCCCATAATTTTATCCTTTCTTAAGTTGTATAGTAATTATTTCATAATTAAAATTCTCTTCGTTATAAATTTTAATTCTTTCTATGAAGTGGTTTAATGTATAATTTCTTCTGGAGTTGTAAGTACAATCATCAGAAATATCATATAAGATTGCCTTTATTTTATTTGTTCCTTGTCTGAGAACACGTCCGATTGATTGGAGGTTTCTAATGCGGGATTTGGAGGGGGAAGCAAACACAACATTGTGAAGATTGCGAATATTAATGCCCGTTGAGAAAGTACCGTAAGATGCGACAATAATTGCGTTGGTTTCATTTTCTGTAATCTCTCTAACTAATTCTCTTTCTTCAGCATCAACACCACCGTGAATAAAAAATACTTTTCTTTCACTTCGCTTATTTTTATTTATTAAATCATATAATACTGCACCATGTGCTTCTACTCTGCTATACAATATAAGTGTATTGCCTTTTAGATCTAATGACAAGTTTGTAATAAATTTATTTCTTTTCTTATGAGAAATAAGATATTCAATTTCATCATTATAAGTTTCAAACTTCTGAGGAGGATGTTTTAAAACAAGACATTGAATATCTAACTGAGATAGATGACCTTGTTTCATTAATTCATCTGTTTTGGTGACCTTGTATGATGGTCCAAACAACCCCTCTAACACCCATTTATGCGTCTGTGTGCCGTCTAAAGTACCAGTAAACCCAAATCTATACTTAGCATGATGAAGCTTAGTCATAATGTTGATTAATGACTTGCTCTTGAATAAATGTGCTTCATCCCCTATAATTACATTGTAGTCCTCAAAGAAAGAACGTTCTAATTTATAAATTGATTGCCATGTTGTAATGGTAACAGGATATTCATTAGTTTTTTCTTTACCAGAATATATGCGGTGACAATATGAATCAGCATCCCAACCATAATCCTGAAAATCCTTATACATCTGTTCTACAAGAGATGTCGTTGGAACAACTAAAAGTATTTTTTCGTGCTTATCAATGTAATACCTTACTAGAGAGTAAATCATCAAAGATTTGCCAGAGGCAGTGGGACTTATCAAGAGCTTTCGATTATGTCTTAGAGCATCGTATACTCCCTCAACTTGGTATTTACGAGGAGAATACCTACAAATAGATTTCATATAATCTTTGACACCCTCATATGATATTGAGGTATTTTCTTCGTAAGGGGTTCCGTAGTATTGGTTATTTACAAATTCATAGGTGTAGTCGTGTCTTTTACAGAAGGCAATAATCTTATCAAGTAGTCCGACATAGATTTGTCCGTTTGATGTGGAGAACAACCTAATTTTACCATCCCAATACTTGTTACGGTATTGAGGCATAAACTTTGCACCTTCCACGTCGAAAGTGAAGTGATCTGATAACTCCATAAAGACGTGAGGTTCGGCTTGTACTTGGAGGAAAACCTCATTCTTCTTTCCTATTAAAACGTCTGTCCTCACATAGGTCCATTCATCTAAGTATATTTATCTCTTGGGTAAGGAATCCAAACACTCATTCTATCACATAAATTACAAACATATTTTGCATAATGTATAAATTTGGGTGTTGTTACAACTCTCATACTTTTAGAATCACAATACTTACATTTTTGTTCGCAATTCCATAAGATCGTATTGTTAATTTCTTCTATGTAAGTATTCCATCTTTCATGTTCGGCAAGAAGATTCCTGATCTTCCATTGTTCAAATATTCTCTCTTCCTCTTGCTTTCTTAACTCTTTTTCTTTTTTTTCTTTTTTTTTCTCCTCTCTCATCATTTTACGAACCCAAGGATCTTTAGGATCAATTTCCTTTCCTTGTTTTATGGCGTCCAATAGATGTTGAGGTGGTTTTTTCAGATTGTTCATTTACCTATCCTAATCCTGAATTAAATCTCATAAACTCAATTGCATTCTTAATTTGATATGTTCTATTCTGAATTACTTTAAGGATACTTTCTAAGTAAACTAACATTGTGTCGTAATAGTCTATCTTCAAACTTGCAGAAGATAACTTATCATCAGCATCCAAATACTTCTGCATAGTATCTTTATCCCTTATCTTCTTTCCAAAGGGATTTTCTATATAAACTTCTGGATCTGCCTTACCAGAGAAATATTCATACCTCTCATGACGAATATTCTTACGCTGTTGCTCAGCCTTTTTTCTTAATAAGAATATTGTATTATATAACTCGAAGTATTTTGCGTGTAATGAGGGAATATTTAAGGATTCTGTGTGTAAATTATCTGGGTCAATATGAGAGTCTTTCTC